GCCCGCTTCAGACTACGCCTTAGCGTATGCACCAGTCTGTAGCTGTTGGATTCGGTCATCGACAGTGGACATCCAATCGACAGACCAATTGTGATCGTCCACGTAAGCCTCCATTGCAGGTCGAAGCTCTTTTGCGGTAAAAGCTTCAACTGGATACTTATCAATTCGTTTGACCTCTCGTAATACGAGATCCGCTAGGGGATGATCAGCTAAGTCCTCTAGTTGTTGTGCAGTTGCTATCGCAACATACTCTTTCGAGCCGGTAATTGGATTGGTTTGGTGCTCTTTGAACATTAAACTGTTCAATACCCTATATACTGGTCTGGTCATGATCTCATCGTCAATGTACCATTTGCTGTTCCAACCGAATTTACCTGTATGCGATTTACTGGGGTTTATTTCTCGTCGGGAGTAGCGAGCCCACTTTTCTCTGTTTTGGGCGGTGACCCAAGTTGAGAATCCGAAAGTGATGTCGTCACCATTGATGAGAACGCATCTGAGGTACTTGAGAAGTCCAAGTCTGCTGAGGGCTTCGAGGTGATCGAGCAGATTCGTAAGAGCGTCTCCCCAATTGGTTTGTTTACTTCCCGAAGGTTGACCTCCGTTACGATGGATATCGCCTGCAGGCATAACGAGTGACGCTCGTATAATATAATCAGATACCAGGTTAGTGAACTCGTACCCACCAGCGAGATGCTGAACAGCCACTGCCAGTTCACTGGCACCAACGTTACGATCATACCCTGTAGCATCGATATTAACCCAACAGACAACACCGCTCGATTGATTTTGAAACCAGCGATGTATCTCCCCAGGTTCGCAATAGAAAAGCTTAATCCTATTTGAATCGCCTCCGTTTGCTTTTATGGTTAGGGTTATTCCATCATCAAAGGCTATACCCTCAATATACCAAGTAGACGTCGGAAACCCATGAACCGGTCTAACCTTGGTATCGCCTGCTGCGTTTTGTTGTTGAGTCCGATGATAGATTAAGATAGAAAACATTTTATCAATTGAGTTGCCAGGAAAGATAACCTCGTTCACATACTGAACCGCGGCAGCAAAGTTGCTTTGCTTATCTCCACCGTTAGGTAAAGACCCACCTTTCTTCAATGCTCGTTTGTTTCTCTCTAACTTCGCATCAAAAGACCAACGTTTACTCCCTCGAAAGGGATGATCCGGAAACAGATCTTCTAACAAGTCAGGCCCAGTAGTATAAGGGGTATCCTCAACAAGCCTATACTCGTTTGTTAGTTGTTCCAGGACCTTAAACTCATAGACTGAGCGGGGCCGATATAACTTGGCCTTAAAATCCTCTTCAACTATTCGCAGGCCAGACGGCCAACCTTCCGCAGTATTGAAGGCCTTATTGACCTTCGGGATAACAACTTTCACGATGCGGTCGTGGAGAATGCGTTTCGCTATTCCCGTGTTATCCTGTTGCATTGATGCCAGATACTTCTGGACATATGCTGATTCTCTTAGTGATATTGTACTCAATGTACA